GGGCACTGCCACACAGAACACGACCATTACCGCGTCACAATTCGAAATCAATGACGTGCAGATCACCAAAACAATTCAGGGTGGCTATGTTGAAATTAGCGAAGCCGCAATTGACTGGTCACAGCCTGAAGCACTCGGACCGTTGCTTGACGACATGATGCGCGTCTACATGGACCGCACCGACTTGCTTGCTTGTTCGGAATTGCAGACTGGCGTCACCAACAGCAACAACTTTGCAAACGCTTCACTTGCTGACCCGGCTTACTGGGTTGAGTGGATGTACACCGCCGCCGCAGACATCTTGACTGGCTCGAATGGCAACTTGCCTTCCGTGCTGGCTGTGTCTCCAAATGTCTGGAAATTGATGGGCTCTCTTTCGGATACAGCGGACAGACCGTTATTTCCACAGGTGGGCCCAATGAACGCATACGGTTCACTTAATGTTGCTTCAACACAGGGTGCGTTTGCTTTCGGTTTGCGCGTCGTGGTTGACCGCAACTTGACCTCGGCTGGCATGACCATCCTTGATCCGCGTGCCCTTGAATCGTTTGAATTGAATAAGGGCCTGATTTCCGTGGAACAGCCCTCACAACTCAGCAGGCAGATCGCAGTGCGCGGGTACTGGGCAAGTAAAGTTGTTTCCCCAGAACTTGCCATTAAGGCCGATTTCGTCTGATAGACGAAAACTAAGAGAGGAACTGGATCATGGCCGTATTCACCGTCACGCATGCACAGCGTGTAGACGACTACGCCGTGATCCAGACTCTCGAGGCAACCGACATCACGATCGGTCAAACGATCATCGTTGCAGGAGTAGGAAACAATTTTGATGCGACTTACATCGTTCAGGCTGTCCCTACTTTTGGGTTTGTTGGTGTCAGTGTTGAAGGTGATTTCATATTTGATTACGAAGTCACCATCACGAATCAACTACTTGTCAAATCAAACTTCGATAACTATTCGCGAACTTCAGCGACTGGAACCGTAACTTGGACCCAGACGTGCAGTTGGACAACCGTCGGAAATACACAGGAATTCTTGGGAATTTCCAGCGCAACGGCCAATGACACCGCTTACCTCACCACTTGTGTTGCGGCCGCCAACGCTTGGTGTTTCAGGCGTCGCGTGCAGGCTGGTTACCACGACAGTCTCACCACTGTCCCTGATGGCTCAGTGCTATTGGGAACCACGCTTTACGCCGCAGGTCTTTACCGTGAACGCGGGACCACTGGAGACAGTTACGCATCGTTCCAAGACATGAGCGGACCACCGTTGATGACACTTGGACGAGTTAACCAGTTGCTTGGCGTTAAGAGATCGCAGTGCGCTTAACATGGCTGGCATTTTCACGGACGCAATCAACGCGGTCTCAGCATCGCTCACGGCCCTTGGACTCAAACCTGTCACCGATCCACGCAACGCACGACCGCTCACAGTGTTCATTGAGTTGCCGTCGTTTGAATCGTTTGGTGCAAACCCAACATCTAAAGTCAGTGACGTCACAATCACTATTCGAATCCTTGGAGCGCCACCCGGCAACCAAGACTCAACCGACTACATCCTTGGCGTCGTGGACACCATCCTCGGCTCAAACATTGCAGTCGTCAATGGACAACCATCCATCGCAACGATCGGGTCGCAAGACCTCCCCTGTTACGACCTAACTATCAAACTCACAGCGACACGCTAACTAACAAAGGAAAAACATCATGGCAATCGTTTACCAAGGCAGTGGACAAATCACCATTGGCGCAAACAACATTTCACTCAACTGTTCATCTATCACCCTCGAAGCAGGTTTTGACTCGCTGGAAGCAACCGTGATGGGAGCCACTGGACACAAGTTTGTCGCTGGCCTCCAAACGGTCAGCGTTTCGGCAACTGTGCTTCTTGAATACGGCGCGACCTCAGTTGAAAAGTATTTGTCAGATGTTGTTGGCGACGGTGACACCACCGTTATCGTTGCGCCTGACAGCGGTGTTGCTGCACCCGGCAATCCGATCTACACCATCACCAACATGATGATTTCGTCGTTTATGCCGATCTCAAGCACCGTCGGCTCCCTTGACACCATGACCGTTACGGGCACTGGTGGCACTTGGGTTCGCGCCGTAGCCTGATCTAACCAACACAAACAAAGGACCCCGACATGATTGGTATGACGTTACGAGTAGAGATGCTCGACGGAGAAACACACGAGGCACCGATCACTTATGGTGTGGCGTGTCGCTGGGAGGACCACCATCCTCAACTCTCCGTCGGGCAGTTTTTAGAAAACATGAAATTCAAGGCGTTGGCTTGGTTGGCATGGGACGCGGTCCGCTCAAGTGGCGTAATCGTGGAACTGTTCCCCAAGTGGGTTGAAAAAGTAGGGGACATCACGTTCGTCCCAAAAGAGAAACCAAAGCAGGACGCGCAGTCAACCTGATAGCGCAATTGGCGTTAAGGACAGGCATCAGTCCGTTGGATCTGATGGAGTGTCCAGCGTCGGTTGTGGATGAGATGGTTCGCTTACTGGTTGAGGAAAACGAGAAAGCGAAACACAAGCGATGACAATTCAGGTGAAAGGTGTGGCCTCAACTTTGCGTGATCTCGGCAAAATCAACCCTTCACTTAAACGCGAATTGAACAAAGACATCCGCAACATTTTGAAGCCGATGTTGTCTGAGATCAACCAGTCAATTCCTTCGTCGCCTCCGCTATCTGGAATGGCTCACAACGGGCGCACAGGGTGGGGTAACCGTAAGAACGCAGTCATTAAAATTGACACCCGCAAACCGCGCCGTGGGCTCAATGGGCCGTCCACTAAAACCGCTGTCAATATCGTCCGCATTGTTACTAAGGGCGCATCTGTCGCCATTGTGGATATGGCTGGCAAGGCTGGCGGCACTACTTCTAGGCGTGAACCAAAATATCAGCGCCCAACTTTTGCCCGTTCGCTACCGGGTGACCCGTCACGGTTTATGTGGAAGAACGCCGAAAAGACGATTGCTAGTGTTGAGCGTGAAATGAATGACACAATTAAAGCGGTCGTGTTTCGAGCCAATCAAGAACTGATGAAGGTGAAAATCTAATGGCAATCAACATTCCCATCATCACAAGCCTTGAGGACAAAGGCATTAGAGCCGCTCAAGCCGCTTTCACCAATTTTAAAACTTCTGTCGCTGGCGCTGAAGGTGGCATGAACAAATTTAAGGCTGGATCAACCGCGGCTCTTGATGCGGTCAAAGCCAACGCAGGAAACTTTGCAATTGCGGCTGGCGCGGCCCTAGTCGGGTTTGCTGCTCAAGGTATTAAAGCGTTCCAAGAGTTGGCGTTAGGAGCCGAAAAGTTCTCTACCGCTACAGGGTTAGCCATTGAAGATGCCTCTCGATATATGGAAGTTGTAGGCGACATCGGAATACCGATTGACGCCGTTTCGACTGCTATCGGTCGCCTCAACAAAACAATTGGTGCAGACCCGGACAAAGTGCGTGATCTTGGCGTAGACCTCGTCTATCTCAAAGACGGATCGTTAGACGTCAACGCAACATTCCTCAACACCATTGAACGAATCAAAGGTATTAAAGACCCAGCCGAAAAAGCAAAAGTTGCAGCACAACTGCTCGGCAAGGGCTGGCAGTCAATGTCAACTCTTATTGAAATGGGCGCCGACGATCTCGCTGAGTCGCTAGGCAATGTTTCAGGAGCCAAAGTTATTGACCCTAAAGAATTGAAACGTGCCAAAGATTTTCGTGACACCATGGACGATTTTGGTGACACAGCACAAGATCTCTCAATCGCTCTCGGTCAATTTTTGATCCCAATTTTGACGGACATCATCAAACTTGTAGACACAATGACATCAGGAATCGGTGACACTTGGAACTATCTACAGAAAAAATGGGATCAAACCTATTTTTCTACTGTTTGGGATGAAATTGGCAACACAGCCGGAATGGTTGTTGATGACATTAAAGAAGGTTTCAGTGACATTTGGGGAATGTTCTCCGACAAAAAAGAAGTCATACCAGTGTTCGCTGAGGACATGCGAGCCGCTCGCGAGGACACCGAGGACTTTAGAGATGTAATAAAGCAAGCCCGTTTGGACGCCATCCTTCCGTTTACCACTGCGGTGGACGGTATGAGCACTGCGTTAATGAACGCAGATGAAGCATGGAAAGTTCTAACGGACTCACTCAATGAAGAAGTCGCCTTAGACAATTTGGAAGCCGATCTAATTGAATTAAAAGAATCCGCCGCTAAAGCGTTTGGCTCGGGTGCCCAAGCAGACATTGACGCCTATGAGCAGAAAGTCGCCGACTTTGTTGCACGGTTAGCGTTAGTTGCTGGTGGCATGGACACGATTTCTTCTAAAGAAATTTTGATTCGTTTTAAAACGCAGGGTGAAGCAGCCGCGATTGAGTTGGCTCGTTGGATTGCTCGAGGTGCCGAATATGGCGGTCTCAGCGCAGTGGACGCGCTAAACCTTGCAGGCATTTCAACTAATCCTGTAAAACCTCAAGCCCTCGGGGGTCCGGTTATGGGCGGTACGTCCTATCTTGTTGGTGAGCAGGGACCAGAGTTATTCACACCGTCATCGGCGGGCAACATCACACCAAACCACGCTTTAGGTGGCGGTGGCACCATCAACATTACGGTCACTTCAGCCGACCCGAATGAGGTTGTTAGGGCGTTGCAAACCTATGTCCGCCAGTCAGGCCCTGTGCCTGTTAACACTCGGACTATGTAATGACAAAACTTACTTGGCGAATTAAAAAAGATGCTTCTATTGATATCACCGACAAAGTTTTGTCTATGAATTTTAGTTTTGGGCGAGAGAAATATCTTGACAGTTACTCAGGCAAATTCCTTAATCTGACGATTAACAACGCCGCCGATTACGCTTCAACAGTTCCTTATGGAACAATCATTGATGTTGAAATTTTGGATACTGGCGGATCACAAATAAGCGGGTTTACTTTTTGGGTTCAAGAAGTTAACTACAACGATGCACCTGGTGATGTTGGATTAAACA